GAAAGAATGGCTGCCCGGGTGCAGATGCGCCACCGAGAGCAATATCACTGTATGCAGTAATTGCTGCGCCGGCTGCGGTTACATTGCTACTGATCTGCCAAGAGGTTGTATCGTTGTTGAACCGCAATCCAGCAAAAGTAGGTGTTCCGGTGTTACCGGTTTGTGCAACCAGGCCCTGTTGCGGGAATGTTGCCCCGGCGCCGGCGCCGGCATTGTTACCTGCAACGGTGATAAATGGGTCGTTAACTACCAGTTCCGAAACGTCAATGTACGTGATATTACCCGCAACGTTTAAGTTGCCAGTGATATTAACCGAGTGCGTGACCACATTAACATTGTCGCCATTCTGTGGTTGCACACTGACAATGTTATAGTCACCCAAAATTCTCTTATAGCTGGACATTTATAGACCCTTTGCTTTATTTATTCGAGCTAAGAACTCTTCAATATCCAATTTTTGAAAGTTTGGAACTGCATCAAAGTCGGCCACATCAGCAGTTGTTCTACCGTGTACTCGTATGAAAGTTTGATCTTTGAACTTCTTAGCAACTGTGCATAACTGTTTGATCCAGTTACCAGTGTAGGTGGGGTGATCTTCAGTTTTTTTATAAAACTCTGTATCTGCGTATATATTATTAAAACGACCGTGTTTGCCGGGTCCCATGTCAAACCCCACTAGATAGATTGGAGTATGCCGATCTTCAGCTGCCAGTGCTGCTGCAATTGGCCCTGAACTGAATCCAAAATACGGCTGCGGCACCGACATCCCGCCAAGATTTTTCAAGGGACGGCGGGTATAGAACTTATTCTTCTTTGAGTAACCACTTTCTTGAATCATTTCACTTATGGGACGATCTGTTGCTACTAGCACAGTAGGGGTATGGGTTCGATACAGTGCATTGCAGCCATAGACCGGACCGAGTCGGATCAGAACATCAACGTCAATGCTGTTTCTACTAACTCCATTACCTAGTACAAATGCCGCCATAAAAAATCCCCCCTGTATGTAGCACAGGGAGGAGTTTGGGTGCGAAAAACTTAAGAAGTAAACCGCTCGACCACAGTAAGAATCAGCTGATTCTGTTGTGATGCAGTGTTAGCACCACCGGATGTGCCGGACTTGATAACAGTAGAACCGTCAGTAAAGAAGTTCACAGCGTAACGAACCTTGGGATCCGAATAGTCTAAAGCAAAGCGATTTGTCAGGCGGCTGATTGTGATAGCCGAGCTGTTGTCTGCAGTCATAGTAATATTCATATTGCCTTCCGTCAAAGACGTGTCAAGCTCATCAGCCAACACACACGTTCCAACCAACTGCACTGTGCCGGTGCCGGCACCAGCGCCTAAGGCAGTAAACACATCACCAACTGCGGCTGTTAGGCCAGCGCCGGTTTTGGACCAGACGGTATCACCGAGTGTAAGAATACGGTAAGTGGTGCCCACTACCATATCTTCATCGTTGATTGCTGTGACTGAGGCCACTTGATACTTGGTTGAACCCTTCTGGGTGATGATGTAACCGTCGGCTTCGGCCTGCCCAGTAATACGAACACGGCACTTGACAACTGGATATGTGGATGTTGCAACTGAAGCATTAGCACCACCAACTACTCCGAAGAACTGACTGTCCTGCATAGTTGCAGGATACACAGGAGCTGTTAGAGTAGTCACTGCATTGAAGCCAATATCTTTAGTAGTGGATTTTTTGATCTTTAATGGACGTCCCATTTTGTTTTTCCTTAATAATAAGATTGTAGGTTCTAGCCTACTACGCGGTGGGTTAAGCCGCATAAAACGCCGAATTGCGTTGCTGTGTATTTATAGTTATTACGAGGTTTGCCAGCTCATGCTGTAGCTATATTCCCAAACTGGACGAGTAATAGAGTTGCTCTGGAACTCGCCATTGGAGTTGGTAGTAGAAGCCTGCTCAGTTGCACGGCATTCAAACACATGATCAGAGAAGGTATCTTGTGCACCACCGTCAACATCGGCACCTTGTATCACATAAGACACCTGTGCTGATGTGTAGCTCAAGAGATACGGATTCATATCTCTACCGTCTTGATCAGTCATAGTTGTAGCGTTATATCGAATGCCTACACCGTTCCAACTGTTAGAATTAATCTGCCGTATAACCTGCCAGCGGCCAGTGACCAGGATACGACAGACGTCAGCTGAATATGTTATGTGAGTAGCCGGGTCAGTGTAAGATATCAAGCTGTTACCAATGCTGTCAATGGTCCAATCCTGTGCGCTCAGATGTAGCTCACCACCAGTGATTGGCGAGTACGGTGGAGGAGGTGCACCGTATGTGACTTCGGCATTGTCCGGGGACATGGGCCAGCCAAGGCTCAGGCCAAATGTGGCTCCGTCATTGTAGCCAGCTTGACTAAATTTCCAGGAGCCTTGCTTGATCACTGTGAGTCCGTTGCTGGCTGTTAATTCAGCTGTGCCTGAGTAGCCCGGTGGTGTAATAAATGTTGACATGTCTAATCAATAGCTATCACGAGTAAGGATCAATGATAACAGGTACACCGTTACGTTGTAGCACGTTCTCGGTGTGCAAGTCCCAGCCCAGGCCCTTTTTGCGACCATTGAGCCATAACTGCTGCATGGTGCTGAATAAGCCTGCGTATTCTTTTTCTAATTGTGGATCTGTCAGCGCCTGCTTAACTTGGTCAGCATGCATCGGACCCTGATTGCTCTTTTTCGAAAAGTACTGCCAAAATTCATCGTTGCTTAATTGTGCTTTTGCATCGGACCATTTCATCAGCGGCACCTTTGCCATGTCAGACAGGCCCCAGACTAGTTTTTCCATAATGCTGCCTTTTTCAATAGGCGCTAGTTTTTCCATGGCAATTTGTCTGTATTGTCGGCCGTTGATCTCAAAAACTGTATGATTTGCGCCGCCAATGTCAACGAACTTGGGCAAATAAGGCGATCCTTTATGTGCTTGGCAAAAATCATAGAATGCTAAGAACACATCGTCAGCATCCTGTGCCCGGGACGCTGCTGGCATTATGATTTTAATAACACTGCCTGCATCCTTGGACCAAACTGATGCGTCTAATCCCCCGCCGATCTTTGTATAACCCAGCTCTTTTAATTTAGCTGTAATTGCCTTGCTGTTGGCCGACCTGGTGTCATACTCTTGTAGATTGCTTTCTTCTTCGACCACTGGCTGCTCAATCTCTTCTTCTATGCTGTCCTGTTCTTCATACACAAATTCTTCAGGCTCAGAAGTATCCTGCGGAGAACTGGTTGGCATAGATGCAGATTCGACAATGTTCATTAGCGAGCGCAGTGTATTCATAATTCATTATTTAGCAAGAATGTCGAAGCAGTGTAACTCCGTTTTCAAACGGGAAGTCCATGACCTGTACGTTGGGTTGATTGCGCAACTGATCAATGTAATCGCATACTGAATAATTGTACACACGATCGGCACCGTAGATTTTAGAAGCCTTTCTAGCCATGCTGTCATGAAACAACACAATGCTGTTGGCACTGAGTTTATTAATAAATGCTTCGTGATCATACTGTGCTTGTTCGGCTGAATGATATCCATCCACAAACAGTATGTCAATGTTGTGCAAATTTTGGTACACCTTGCTTTCCACAAACTCTTGTGTGGTTTTTTTGTAGTGTGTGATATTGTTGACACCGTAGTGGTCAAACCATTCACTCACACACTCAGGGGACTGCCAATGATCGTCCACCATGCCTGGATCCACAAAGTGTACTGTGCCGGCTTGTGCATTGTCCTGAATACCACGGGCAAACATCATGGGCACAAAGCCACGCCAGGATCCAATACACATCACTGTGACAGGTCGATACATACGTGCTAGGGCATAATACATCCAGCCCATGCCCAAGTTCTTGTCCCCGGCACGTTGACCATGTCCCATGCTCATGAGTTCAGGATTTGAAACAATTTGTTCCAGCCAGGCATTATTCATTTCTGTACACTTTCAATGGTTTGATATTGGTGCTGTGTGGGCTAACCCAGTTTACAACATCATCGGGATTTTCTATTAGTATTTGATCAAAGTGATCCAAGGGCAAGCCCAGTTTTGAGACTTCTGCTTTGGTCATTATGCACACAGCAGACTCAACTTGTTGGTCAAATATCACTGCCCTGGCTGCGGCAAAGCCATTGTCAAAAGGTCTGCTCATGCACTTGCCATTGATCCAAATGCCTGTACTGGCACTGAATGCATTGCTGCCGGTAATCGCAGCCAATTCGTGTGCTAGATGCAAATCATTTGTGTTCCAAGATTCAACTATGGCCATATGCATAGGTACACGCACACCACTTTGGAAAATATGATCCACTATTTGTGTGATACCATGATTGTAACCCACTTGTGGCACAGCATTTACTTCGCAAATTAGTGCGCCAGTCTCTAGCCAGCTTTGTGTGATGTCCGGAATCAACAGGTCAATGCCGGCAATATCCAAATCCATGATACGTGCAGCACGTAAACACAGTTCTTGATTGTCTAGATGCACAGTGGTTTTGTCAACAGCCTGTGTGACACCACCTGCACTGGCATTGTTGCGTCGACGCAGTTGCAGTTGTTCACCTGCCGCAGGCACAGTACTCAATGTGTGTGACTGTTGTGTGAGCATGCCCTGGACTTCGTCATCCACTGTCATGGCCGGCACAGCGGATCCTATCAAGATAAATGGTTCCCCGCCGGCAGGTCGTTTGATAAATCGTGAGGGTCCTTGCTGTGCGCGGATCAGTTGTTGAACTGTGCTGACACCATCCCCAGTCAAGGTAGCCGGCAGTTTCTTTGTCACAGTGATTATGATTTGATCCACAATGGTAATTCTGTGCCCTACCCCTTCAAAATGTCGTTCTACTAGGAATTGTGGCACAATCTTTGTGACTTCTGTGTAGGCATGTTGTAAGTCTGTTTCTGTGGTGATACCAGCATACACGCCCTGACCATTGTCACGGTCGTACGGTTTAATCACAACAGGATAGCCATATTCTTCAGCAGCCTTGACAGTTTGTTCCCAGGTGGCGACTTTTTTATGTTCACTGCCCGGTAATCCTGCCAAGTTCAGTAGTTCAGCTGTGGCAATTTTGTTTTTGGCATACAGCACAGCTTGCGCCGATGTGCGTTGAGTCATTGTGCTACTGATACGCTGTGAATACCGGCCAGTGCCTACCATGTGTGTGCTCGGCCATAATTGATTCACAGGCATGGCACGTTTCATGCACAAGGTCAACAAGAAGCCTTGATTCTGTCCCGGCAGCCCGTAACGGTCAAGGTTGCCTGCAGCCCAGGTGACCAAGGGTTCTATGTTATGCGGTGCTGGTTGTGAGTACAAGTCAATGATGTCATTGGCAAATTTAAATGCTGTGGCTGTGGCATCAGGATTGGTCACACTCACTGCCACACGAAAACACACTGCATCCGATTCTAACTTTTTAGCCGTTATCACTTGGTATCGATTAGATACCACCACACGATTCATGCCTTGTACAAAACAAGCCAGACCAATGCCACGATGCAGCAGTTGTAATTCAAGATCATTGGTGTCAATTTGACTCACAAATCCCAACGTACGATCTAGGTCTGCATCCATCAGGTGTTGATCAAATTGATCAGGCACATGTACAATGATGTCCAGAACAGCCATGGGCCCGAGTACTCCCAGGGCGCTGCCTTCGCAGGCCGAGTGCACCGTTCCACGTTCAAACATCGCCATCCTCCAGGCGTTGTTGGAAGTAATCAATGCAGTAGCGTTCTAATTCAGGTCGAGATTTATCCCATTGCCAGGCACCGTTATCACCATGTTTGATGTCTGTCGCAGGGTCAAAGCCCATTTTGACCACAGCCGCATGACGATCCCAATAAAGTCGATTGGGTATGTCACCGTGCCAGAGATGATATGCTGTGTGATCAATGTAACCTACGCTGCCTTGCACTGTGTGGTAGAAGGGTTGTGCCCACTTCAAGTAGTGTGCAAAGTGTAACTCAGTCATGCCCACTGTGGTAGGCACCTGTGAGATTTCGCCATATGCGGCATGCAAGATCATGCGATCAGCAGCACCCATGATCATGGCATCATAAAATCCATGTTGATCAATCACATCTCTGCGTATGCACCAGGCCAAACCAGGCATGACTTCTCGTTGAGGATGACCCCAGCTGTATTTGCTTTGTCTTTCCAATGCACCGATACCATTGGATTCAATACGAGCTATGAGTCCTTGTGCATAGCATTCGTGTTCAGCCGAGATGTCAGTTTCGCCAGGTCCGAGATCCACACTGCGAGAAAACAACTGTACCATTCGGTATTGTTGGAGTTCGTGTTGTGCTTGTGTCACCCAAGCATCACTCGCAAACAGCACGTCATTGTCAATCCAGGCCACAGCGTCACAATCTGCAGGCAAGTGCCGGAGTGCAACGTTCAGCAACCGTTCTTTTTGCCATAGCACAGCGCCACCATGTAGTTGTACCATGACGTCAGCATCTGTGGGAGCAAGTTCAAACTCACCGTCAAAACTCAGTTCCACGGTGATTAAGGGCACTGCTAACCGATTGCGAAACAGTCGGTAATTGAGTAATTTGGTTTGATACTTGGCTGAATTGAAATAGGTGGTAATCGCATACAAGGACATGTAGTAATTATACAGAAATCACCGGGCAATGTCAAATTTATCTTTAATCGGTGCTGTAAGCAAACTCGCCAGTGGTCGAATTATAGTAAACCGCTTTGAATCCTCCACTGACTAAATTGGATGTGCTATCGCCACGCACAGGTTTAACTGTGAATGTGTTGGCGGTGGTTTGTTCTAAGTTGGCGCCAGTGGCATTCAATATGATTGAGTTATTGCCTTGATTGGTTCGACCAGCCAAATGCCCAACAGCCACTGAGTTTGCACCTTGTGAATTTTCACCAGCCCCGCGGCCAACAGCCACAGCATTGGTACCTTGAGTACTTTGACCAGCACTATAGCCAACAGCCACAGAATTGGCACTTTGACTACTGTAACCAGCTAACCCACCCACAGCCACAGCCCTCTTGCTTTGACTGCTGTAGCCGGCTTGACGACCCACGGCCACAGCATTGTCATCCTGGAAACTCGATCCAGCTTGATAACCAATGGCTGTGGCACCAAAGCCTTGTCCCACAATGAATGTAATACCAGCCCCGTCTGTCAAGGGTGCTGTGGGGTACTGATTCAATGTTACAACACTGCATCCTGTGCTCTGCACAACTGTGTTGTCAGGGATATCAGTTCCAGTAACTCGCATTCCAACTACTATGCTGGTGGCGTCGTTGATGCCTATCACAACACCGACAAATGTTATATCATCACCAGCAGTGAGTGCGGCTGTGGGCGGCGCACTGATGTTGATGTTTGGATCACTAATACTGACAACGTATGCGCCACCAGGAATATTGTTGCCAAATACCTTATCATTGACATTGACGTTGACCACACTGTCCAGGGTCAATGTGGGGTTCCCATTACCGCTGACATAATTACGTACCGGGCCCGAGCCGCCTTGAGCATCGCTGACCGTTTTAAACAATATACCACCTTCACCAGCATCCCAGCCAATGGCCACACCGCGCTGTTGATCGTAGTACCCAGCATTGTAGCCAATGGCCACAGAATCTTCGCCTTGATATAACCGGCCAGCATTGATACCAATGGCCACAGCGTGTTGCGCTTGACTGGTTAAACCGGCATTTTGACCAAACGCTACACTGTCACCTGAGGTATCGTTGAGTGAAGCACCATTGGGAAATGTTATTTTACCAGCTGCACCAAAGGTCCACTGTGCTGAATTGCCCGCACCATCATTGCTGTTGACGACAATATTGCCGGTGTTGGCCAGTTGTATATATTTGTTGTCATCGCCAATGAACTGATTGTAGTATGCATTGTTGCCGGTGTCAAAATGTATGTGGGTAGGTTCGTCCTGGATATTTCCACGTACTCGCAGGTATAAATTATTTGCCAGGGACACCGGATCCGGTGCAAGATATAGTCCACTCTGTGTGTTGCTGGTGCCGGTGCCGATCACTGCTTCGCCACTGAATGTGACATTGCCAGTGCTGGCACTCGAAATTCCAGTCAGTTGACTGCCATTGCCAATGAAGTAGTTGCCGGAGACGTTGCCTGTGGCACTTACAATACCAGCAGTTAAGATGTTACCACCAGTGATGTTAGCACTTACACTAACCGTAGTACCTGTGTGAGTTGTGGCATTAACATTGGCGCCGCCTAGTATGTTACCACCAGTGATGTTGCCGGTGGTTGTGATTGGGTTTGTGCCCAATGCTGCTAAGTTGGCTACCACGTTGGCATTGCCATAACTTGCGACAATACCAGTCAGTTGTGAGCCATTACCTAAAATGTAATCTCCGGTGATGTTGCCAGTTGTGCTGATTGGGTTTGTGCCCAGGGCAGCCAAGTTGGCCACCACGTTGGCATTGCCATAACTTGCGACAATACCAGTCAGTTGTGAGCCGTTGCCCAGAAAATAATTGCCAGTGATATTGCCGGTGGTTGTGATTGGATTTGTGCCTAATGCGGCCAAGTTGGCTACCACATTAGCATTGCCATAACTTGCAGCAATACCAGTTAACTGTGAGCCGTTACCCAGAAAATAATTGCCAGTGACATTGCCGGTAGCCGACACATTGCCCGGAACACTTAACAAGTTTGAAGTCTTGTTGAATGTGAATCCGGTTTGCGCGCCAAAGCTGCCGGCGTTGTTGAACTGAACCTGTGTGTTGACTCCGCCGGGCACGCCAGTGCTGGCAGCCCAGGTCAGGTTGCCGGCGCCGTCAGTTTGCAGCACATACCCGGCAGTGCCGTCCAGCACATGCAGGTTAGCCACTGTGACAGTTATGTTGCTAAGGTTTCCAAGCACTGCGTTCGCAGCCGTGACCCCGGCCGCATAGATATTACGGTAGCGCAGTGCCGATGATCCGATGTCGTAAGTTAAATTTGCAAGCGGCGCCAGCCGGCTGTTGGTCTGTATCACACCAATGCCATTCGGACTCAGTACGAGATTGCCATTGGTGTCGGTAACTGATATGGTGTTGTTGACAATGGTGACGTTGCTGCCGACCGGTCCGGCCAGCCAGATGTTGTCAAAGTTCTCATCTGTCTTGATAAACGCAGTGCGCAGCGGATCGCCTGTGCCGTCGTTGGGCGCGGCTCCGTAATTGATTACAATTTGTTGAGACATTCAGTAGAATCCTTGTACTTGCATTATTTACCGGAACACAAGGTCTACCACGGTGTGTGTGATATTCAGTTACAGCGCAGCCAACAGGCTTAGAATAATAGGTTTGTATTCCAGCCACTCGGCCCGGTTGTGCAGCAGGTCTTCCAGGTCAGCGGTGTACGGTGTCGGTACTGTGTCTATGGCCAAGGTGTCAGGCACGGTTTCTACCGGCAAGCCCAGTAACTGCTGCAACGCTGCGGTGTTGCCGCCCAACTCCATCAGGTCTTCGTAGTAGATGACTTTTGCATCAGGATTCTGTTTTTTAATTCTCTTGTACTGCACGATGTTATCAAGTAATATCAGACAATCTTTAATGTTAAAATAACTGTGTGTGAATTTTTCATCTTTTCTGTACTCATGCTTGTTTGTTTTATATAAAGTTGTGTAGGACAAAATCTGCGATATTGTGTCTCTGCGTTCTAAAAAAATAAAATCATACTGTGACTTGAAAAATTCATACACCTCAGGAGAAAAGTCATGCGCAAACACTTTCATAGTGTATTTGGAATCGCCTTGTAGCATCTGCACTCTTTGCCGAATAGTATCTTCACGTTTTGCAAATTCTGCTGCAAACCCTTGTTGCTCTCGAAGATATGTTATACTCTGAATTACTCCGTCTCGCTTCTCAAACAATTCATAGTAATTGGGTGTCACACAAGTATACTGGTTCAGGTAATTCTTTGAACCGTACCTGTGGTGCGCGATGTTGTACAACATCTTGCCAGTTACGGTGCTGCCACAGCGTGGCATTGAGATCAGGACAGGGTTATTTTTTTCGAACATGTGCAAATGCTAACACTTCGGTGATCACTTGTCAAGTAGTTTGGGTGAGAAGATCTCGGCAGGCCGGACCGTGACGATTATACCATCCCACTGCTATATCTTTTTTACAGTGCGGGCAATACAGTTTTTGCCGTTTTTGCCCAGTCTGCTTGGCTATTCTCTGTGCTATTGACTCTGCACTCATCTTAGTTGGGTTAGCCGCTTTAGTTGCACGTATCTTGGCTTTTTGCTCCTCGCTCATTGGCGTACCTTTGTTAATTGGAACTTTTCCTTTGTTAGCTGCTCCTATCCTTGCTGCTCGTTCAGCAGTACAACCTTTACCGTACATACCGTTGCCAGCTCCTGTTTTAATACGAGACATTCGTTCTCTATACTCAAGCGATTGATAAACTGTTGATTTTTTAGGTTTACCTTTATGTGCAATGCGCAGATTTTCTTTATGTTCTGCTGTCTTAGGTTTGCCTTTGTGGTAGTCGCTAATCTTTTTATTTGATTCCTCTGTTGGAATAATATACCCTGCTATATTTTGATTGATCCATAGATCGTTAGTTAATACTTTACAACGGCGTAATACACGAGGTTCCCAAGCTATTGCATCTTCTTTTGTTTCAAATGTTTTTCGTATTTCTACAACAAAACTATCTACTCCAGTTTCTTCTATCAGCTTCCGAACACCCGGGCTACTCGTAAAATAATGTTTCCACAAATCCTCAGTTGGATCTACTTTGTTAGCAGTCCGAACGCCATAATAGACTTTGCCAGTAGGTGTGTGTTTAATTAGATAGGTATATGATTTCATATTCTTATTTAGTTTGATACAGCAATTTCACGTTTTACTATAGCATATTTAGATACAATAGTCAAGAAAAAACCCACCGAAGTGGGTTTTGTATATTGCTTAGATAAGAATAAATCTTAGCTGAAGCTCAGATTGGAAACGGCTATCTCCCCGAGATAGTCGCCCGCATTGCCAAAACTGCTTGCAGTATTTGTCAATTCGATGTAGCCATACCGCGTCATAAAGCTCACGACTGGTTCGAATGTCGACGGATCCAGAACAACGCCACTACTCATCAGCGGAATGTACGGGCAATAGAACGCAGCAGCGTCTGCTTCGCTCGAACCCTTGTAGCCAACCAGCACCGGAGTGGAATCGCTGGCATAGCTGTCAACGAACACACGCATAGCGCCATTCAGTGTACCAACAAACTTGGTGTTTGTGGGTGCTTCGAAGGTGCCTTCTGTGGTGCGAGCAAACGCGCTGGTGGTAGCACTTTGCAGCACTGTCAGCGATGCCGGGCTCACAACTGCCCAGTTACCAGCGCCGCGACGTGTGCGTTGAGCAATCAGGTTAGCAACACGATTGATCAGAACAGCCAGTGCAGCATGCTCGTCACCAACGAATGTAGCTGTACCGGAAACGGTAGCCTGGTTGTATGTGAACTCAGTTGTGGCCAGACTACGCAGGCTCAACAGGATTTCCTGGTCAATTTCAGCGGTAATTTCTTGCGCCAGTGCTGCCATGATTTCTGCTTCAACGTCAATGCCGTGCATGGCTTGTGCGTCTTGTGCAGCTTCAAAAGTCCAGCGAGCTTGCAGCTTGCGGGTCTTGGCTTCAACAGCCTGCTTCAGGATTTGCACAGAGATCTGACGACCGCCGTTGCCTTCCAGCGTGCTGGTAGGAGCGCCTGAATAACCTTGAGCAGCAGTTTGTGTGGTAGCAGCATTGTCCGCACCACGAGCGCCGGCACTGTATGCAACCGCAATCTTGAACGGGCTCAGTGCTTCTTCACCAGCCACTGTGCTGGTAGCAGCAGCAGTTTGGTCAGTCATTGTGCTGGCATAGCGAACACGCAGAGTATGGATCTGACCAACCGGACCAGTCATGGGCTGAACACCCACCAACTCGTTAGCAATAACGGTGGGCATAACACGTCGAATCACTGGCAGAATCACACGGTTCAGTGTGGCAATGTTACCAGCAGCGGTGCTGCCTGTACTTGCATTTTCTTTCAGGTATCTACGAGTGTTTTCGAGGATAACGTTCATCGAATTACGACGATTGCCTTTAAGGCCTTCCAGAAGGGCGTCTTTAGTTTCGTCCCAACGGCTTTCTAACAATTCTTGTGACATTTATAGTCTCCTATGTTACTTTTAAAGTCCAGCCAGGCGTTTGATGTCGATCACGTTGGAACGGTCTTCATCTGCAGCCTTAACGGTTTTATCACCAGTCACAACACTAACACGCTCAGTAAGGGC